AACACTAGCCACGGGTGGTGGAGCAATAGTACTTTCAACACCGTATGGAACTGGAAACTGGTTTCACAAGACATGGGTGTCAGCGGAATCAGCGGAAAACGACTTTTTACCTATCAAGCTTCCTTGGTATGTACATCCGGAAAGAAATGAGGATTGGAGAAAACGACAAGATGAATTACTAGGTGATCCTAGATTAGCAGCCCAAGAGTGTGACTGTGACTTTAGTACATCTGGTGAAACCGTTTTTTATCCTGAATGGATTGAATTTGTTAAAGAAACAACAATCAAAGATCCTTTAGAAAGAAGAGGAACAGACCAAAATCTTTGGATATGGGAACCAGCGGATTATAGTAGAGACTATATGATAGTAGCTGATGTAGCTAGAGGTGATGGTAAAGACTCTTCTGCTTGTCATGTAATTGATATCCAAACTAATACACAAGTTGCTGAATATAAAGGACAATTACCACCTAAAGAATATGGTTATTTCCTTACAGGCTTAGCTACTGAATATAATAATGCACTGTTAGTTGTAGAAAATGCCTCAATTGGTTGGGCTACACTTGATGCTATTATTGAAAGAGGATATAGAAACTTATACCACTCACCAAAATCAGATCAATTAACAGCAGAATCTTATTTAAAAGTATTTGAAGGTAATTCAGATATGACTCCTGGATTTACAATGTCTTTAAGAACACGACCTTTAGTTGTAAATAAATTTAGAGAATATGTTGGTGATAGATCAGTAACAATTCGTTCAAAACGTTTGTTAGAAGAAATGAAAGTGTTTATTTGGAGAAATGGACGCCCAGAAGCACAATCAGGATATAATGATGATTTAGTTATGTCCTTTGGAATAGGTATGTTTTTAAGGGATACATCATTAAAATTTCAACAACATTCTCAAGACATGACTCGAGCTGCCCTTGGAAATATGAGTAAGACTACTTATATTGGTGGATATAATAACAATCAAGTAAAAAACCCATATTCTATCCAAACAGATCATGGATCTGAGGACATTAGATGGTTACTATAATATTTATAAAATATGGCAGATACTAGCTTATTCACCCGACTGCAACGACTATTTTCAACTGATGTAATCATTCGAAATCAGGGTGGCAATGAATTAAAAGTAATGGATGTTGATTCAATTCAACGTTCAGGAGATATAGCGACAAATTCTTTAATAGATAGATATAATCGTTTATATTCCCCTTCTTCTACATCTCTTTTAGGAGCCCAATTAAACGTTAACTGGCAATACCTTAGAACCATGATCTATTCAGATTATGATAATATGGACTATGATGCTATTGTTGCTTCTGCTCTTGACATTATTTCAGATGAATCTACATTAAAAAATGATATGGGAGAAGTACTTCATATTAAATCAAGTGACGAAGATATCCAACAGATTCTTTATAACTTATTTTATGATGTATTAAACATTGAATTTAATTTATGGTCTTGGATTCGCCAAATGTGTAAATATGGAGACTTTTTCTTAAAGTTAGAAATTGCTGAAAAATTTGGTGTTTATAATGTAATTCCTTACACTGCTTTTCATATTGAAAGACAAGAAAATTATGATGAAGAACATCCAAACGCTGTAAGATTTAAATACTCACCAGAAGGTATTTATGCTGGTGGTTCAGGATATTATGGTTCACCTAATTTAGGAACTTATGATAATGAGCCTGGTATTTATTTTGACAACTATGAAATGGCTCACTTTAGATTGTTAACTGATGTTAACTATCTTCCTTATGGTCGTTCATATTTAGAACCAGCTCGTCGTATCTTTAAACAATACGTATTAATGGAAGACGCTATGTTAATTCATAGAATCTCTCGTTCCCCAGACCGTCGTATATTCTATATTAATGTTGGTTCTATTCCACCAAATGAAGTAGAAAATTTCATGCAGAAAACTATTTCTACAATGAAACGTACTCCATTAATGGATAATAAAACTGGTGATTATAATTTAAAATACAACCAACAGAATTTATTAGAAGATTTCTATATTCCAATTCGTGGTAATGATCAATCAACTAAAATTGAAACAACACCTGGTTTACAATATGATGGTATAGCAGATGTTACTTACTTAAGAGATAAATTATTCGCTGCCCTTAAAGTGCCTAAAGCATTTATGGGCTACGAAAAAGATTTAACTGGTAAAGCAACACTAGCAGCTGAAGATATTCGTTTTGCTCGTACAATTAACCGTATTCAACGTATTGTATTATCTGAGTTGTATAAAATTGCTTTAGTACATTTATATTCACAAGGATATACAGGTGAACAATTAACCAATTTTGAATTAGATTTAACTACTCCATCAATCATTTATGATCAGGAAAAAATTGCTTTGTTAACTCAAAAGGTAGATTTAGCTCAAAAGATTATGGAAACTAAATTGTTACCAACAGATTGGGTTTATGAAAATATTTTCCACTTATCTGAAGATCAATATGATGAATATAGAGACTTAATTGTTGAAGATCAAAAACGTGCCTTTAGAAACACTCAAATATCCGGAGAAGGTAATGATCCTAAAATGACAGGTAAATCATATGGCACACCACATGACTTAGCTTCATTATATGGTAAAGGCAGAATGTATTCTGATCCAGAAAATGTACCTACAGGATATGGAGAAGATATTAAATTAGGTCGTCCAGTTGAAGAACCAACCAATAGAAATAAACAAAGTAGTCCTTTTGGTAAAGATAGATTAGGCGCTAAAGGGCTTCATGATAAAGACAATGAAAATGAAAATGGTGCTTTAAGAAATAATTTTAAAGGAGATTCACCATTAGCTTTAGAAGCAAAACAAATTTACCTTAAAAACAAAAGTTTAATTGAAGGTTTATTTAAAGATAAAAACAATGATGGAGATTCACTTCTTGATGAATCTAAGTTAAAGAAGTAAAAATCCTTATATATTTATAACAAAACCTCAAGAATGAATATTAAACATTCTAAGTATAAGAATACTGGCCTTTTATTTGAGCTTTTAGTAAGACAAATTACCGCTGACACTTTATCTGGTAAGGATTCTAAGGCAGCTGGTATTCTAAAAAAATACTTTGTAAAAACCGAATTAGGAAGAGAGTACAAATTATATGAAACTCTTTCCAAACATAAGAATATCACTGAAGGCAAAGCCGAAATTATTATTAATACCGTTGTTGAATCTTCTAAAGACCTTAATAGAGGTGCTTTAAAAAGACAAAAGTATAATTTAATTAGTGAAATTCAAAAGCATTATAATTTAGAAGAATTTTTCAAAACTAAATTACCTAACTATAAAGTATTTGCTTCTTTATATACCTTATTAGAAATTTATAATAGCGAAAACCTATCTAACCCAGATCAAATTATAGATAACAAAATGTCTCTTTTAGAGCATTTAACCTCTAAAAACATTACTAAAGAAAAAGTAGAAGATGATTTGTTAGAAGAGTTTAAATCATATGATAAGGATTTAAGAATTTTAACTTACAAAGTAATGTTAGAAAAATTCAATGGTAAATATGAAGCATTGAATGATAATCAAAAAGTGGTTTTAAAAGAATTCATCAACTCAGTTGATTCAACTCCAAAATTAAGAGAATTTTACAACGGTAAAGTTGGGGAAATTAAAGAAGAAATAAATAAATTATCTAAAAAAGTCACTGATAAAGCTGTTCAGATTAAATTAAATGAAGTAGCTAACTTACTTTCTCCATTAAATAAAACAGCCAATGTTGGTAATAATGATTTAGTTAATTTGTTACAATACTTTGAATTGTTAGAAGAATTAACTAAAGTACATGGCTAATTACAAGTATAAATTAAAAGAAGCGGATGATGTAATCAAACCTAAAGACGTTGATCCTGAATTATTAGATAGGATTGAAAGACGTTATGGTAAAATTGATTATAAAAATGACTTCTTTAATGATACTTTAAGTACTTACTTTAAAACAGTTGATGTTGATGATGAAACAGGTCAAATAAATCATCAAATTATAAAATTAGCTAATTTTGGAGATGCTTTAAGAGAAATGTCAGAGGCGGTTAAAGCATTAACTGACTTATCTAAAACAGCAGATGGTAAAGCAGATCCTACTTTAGCAGTATTAGCTCAAGATGCTAGAAATGTATTTAATAAATTTAGAACTCATATTAGAAAAGAGTATCCTGAACAGTATGTTCAAATTAAAAATTTATTAGATGAAATGTCTACTTTAGGCTCCACTTCATTTTTTACTTCAGGAGGTGAAGGTGAAAACCATAATGGTCCTTCTCCTAGAAAATCAACTTATGGAGCTTATACACAAGCAGGATTTAAAAAAGTAAATGAAGGTCCAGGAGCAACTATGGGTCCTGGTCCAAAAGCAGGTCCTGAAGGTGTTATTAAAAATAAATACATAACTGATTTTAAATATAAATTAGTTAATAAAAATAAATTAAATAAGGCAGCTAAAGGTATTGAAGTTAAAAAACTTTGGGAAGATACAGATGTTGAATCTTATTTACAAGATGCTAATATAAACAAATCATCAAACCAAAAATGGGTTGGAGGTAGATTATTAGCATTTGATGAAATAGAAAGAAAGTTAAATGAATTAATTCCTTTAATGCAACAAGCAAAACATGAAACAATGGATTACTACAAACAAAATCCAGATTCATTTAATGTTGTATATGGAACAGATTTAGCTAAAGAATATTTAGACGACGTAATAGAATTATTTAAAAAATAATGGCTACAGTAAATATATCAACTACATCTAGTAATACTTTAGTGACTACAACTGTTAGTTCTGGTACTACTTTAGATTTTGTTATTAATAACCCTTCTCCCGCTACAAGTTATTTCACATTAGAAACTATACCTAATAGTTCTAGTTTATATGATACAAGTTCTCCAAAAAATACCTCAGGTTCATTTACTTTAGACTCTGGACAGTATAGTTTAATACAAAGTGACTATATAGCTTCTGTTATAGTAGACCCAGGAAATACAACTTTAACTTTTGAACCAGCAGCAGATATTCCAGCAAACACATTAAGATTAAGGGGAGTAGGATATGGCCCACAAGAAACAATATCTATCTAAAAAAACATAATATTTATTAACATATGGCAACCTTACAAGAACAATATAATTTAATTAAAGAAGGTAAAGGTGATAAACAACATTTTTTAAAACAAGCTAAATACTTGTTTCCTGAATACGTTACTTCTTTAAATGATTTTGATACTACTGTTCATATTTTGAAAAGTAAAAGTCTTTTATCTGAAGCAGCAGGTGGAGTAGTTACTTTAACTCCTGCTACACCAAACTGGTTTAAAACATTTAATGATAGCCTTAAAGAAGCTGTAGGTGTTAAAAATAAAAAAGAATATGGTGATCAAAACGAATTTGAAAAAATCGACAAAGATGTTCAAAAGACTTTAGACCACCAGTTTGATAATAAAAATAATAAAAATGTTGATAACGTTTATGGTCAGTCATTTTTAATGGGATATTATACAGAAATGAAAGATCCTAAAAATGCTAATAAAACTGTAGATGAATTGAAGCAAATTGTATTAAAAAATATGACTAAAGATGTTAATTATTATCATACAAAAGCTTCATTTGGTGTTAAAGATATTGGATATACTAATGATGTTGTTGGTGGTGGGGAACCTAAAGAACCTAAAGGAAAATATAAATCTTCTGGTTATGGAGATATGCCAAAACCAGTTAAAGAATCAATATATAGAAAATCTTTATTAGAATTATTATCTGAAGATGATATAGAAGAAAATGAAGATACAATTGAAGAAGGACCACTTGATCAACAAATTGCTGCTGCTGAAAAGAAAGTAGAAGATTTAGGAAAACAAAAAGCCGCTGCTGAATTAGCTTTAGCTAACATTAAGAAACAAGCCGCCGATAAAGAATCAGCTATCTAATGAAACAAGTACTCATCGAAACTATCCCTTTCCAGGTATCCCCTAAGCAATTACATGAGGGTATGAGAGCACCTTCTGGTAATCCAATTGTAGAAGGTCCTTTAGCTACCGCTGAAGTTAAAAACGGTAATGGTAGATGGTACGATAGAGAGTTATGGGAAAGAGAAATTAATAAATATCAAGAGATTATTAAAGAAAATAGAGCAACAGGTGAATTAGACCACCCTGAATCCTCTATTATATCCCTTAAAAACGTTTCTCATATTATAAGAGAATGCTGGTGGGACGGTAATAATGTAATGGGTAAAATAGAAATTTTACCAACCGTCTCCGGAAACATTTTAAAAGCACTTATTGATAACGGTGTTACAGTAGGTGTATCATCTCGTGGAATGGGTTCACTTAAGCAAGTAGGTGAAACATTAGAGGTACAAGACGATTTTGAATTACTTTGTTGGGATTTTGTTTCAACACCTTCTAATCCAGGTTCATATATGCATCTTGTTAAAGAAGGTAAAGAAGTACCAACATATCAATACGGTAAAGTTAACACATTACTTTCCGAAATTCTTTGCGCAAACGGTTCTTGCCCTATTCTTTAAACCCTTTGCGTTTTTTAAAAATACCGATATACGTATACCCGACAATATGCCATTAATATATGGCATCGAGATTTATAATATCTATTACGCTTCGACATTCGTCAATAATAAGCGTACTTCCAACACAATTTAATTGAGGAAAAAACTAAAAAAAAGTATGGCAAACAGAGACTTACTCAAAGAAGCCATTGCCGATGCTAAAGCTGTTAAGGAAACAGCCATCGCCAATGCAAAAGCTGCTTTAGAAGAAGCCTTCGCTCCACGTATGCAAGAATTGCTTAAAGCAAAACTAGCTGAAATGGATGAGGAAGACATTGAAGAAGCAGAAGAAATGAAAGAGGAAGAAATCGAGGAAACTTACGAAGTTGAAGAAGCTGATGACGCTGAAGGCTATGAAGGCCAAATGGGCAAGAAAGACTTAGGTGTTAAAGAAGCTGACGACGACGACGAAATGGACCTTGAAGAACTCCTTAGAGAACTAGATGAATTAGAAGAAGATGATTCAGTAATGGAGGGAGAAGATTTAATCAACGATCCTAAAACAGAAACCGCCCACGGAAACGTAGCTGAAGCTGATGAAGAAGAAGCTGACGAAGAAGAAGGTGAAGAAGAAGAAGGTGAAGAAGAAGAAATCGATCTTGAAAACATGGATGAAGATGATCTTAAGAAATTTATCGAAGATGTAATCGCTGACATGGTTGAAGCTGGTGAATTAGAAGCTGGTGAAGGCGCTGAAGGCGAAGAAGAAGATGAAGAAGAAGAAGGTGAAGAAGAAGAAATCATGGAACGTAAAAAGTACGGTGGAAACAAAGGCGACGAAAAACGTGACGACATGAAAAAGAAAAAAGAAGGTCATGGTCGTGGTCCAAAGAAAAAAGATTCCGCTGAAGCTGAAGGTGAAATTGATTACAAAAGAAAAATGAAAGAAAACAAAGAACCAGTAAACGAAATCGTAGGCGCAGCTCTTATAGCTGGCGGTATTGTTTCAGCCCTTGCTGCTTTTGGAGCTTGGAAAGCAAACGCTGATGAAAAGAAAGAAATTGCTGCTTTAGCTGCAAAGTATGAAAAAGAAGGAATGAAACCTGAAGTAGCTGCTGAAAAAGCTGTAGCATTTGTTAAAAAAGGTGGTCCTGATTACAAAGACGCTAAAGGCGGTTTTTCACCAGGAAGTAATCTTGAAGAAGAGTTAAATGAAGCTTATAACACCATTAAAACTATTAAGGAAGAATTAGCTGAGGTTAACTTATTCAACGCAAAACTTCTTTACACTAACAAAATCTTCAAATCTAAAAACTTGACCGAAGGTCAAAAGGTAAAAGTATTAGCTGCTTTTGATAAAGCTGCTAGTGTTAAAGAAGCTAAATTAGTATTTGATACTTTGAATGAAGGATTTAAATCTAAGAAAGCTCCTGTAAATGAATCATTAATCCATGGTGGTGCTTCTAAAGTAGCTGGTGTAGTTGCTAAAAAGCCAATTATGGAAGCTAATGATCAGGTTGCTAGATGGCAAAAATTAGCCGGTATTAAATAATTTAACAAAAACAAAAAATAAAAACAAAAATGTCACAAGTACAACAATTATTAGAGAGCGCTGCTGGTTCATGGAAGAACTTGCAAAGCGACGCTGCCAGATTAGCCGGGAAATGGGCTAGAACTGGCTTATTGGAAGGCTTAGACGAGGTTAACAAAAACAATATGTCTGTATTGTTGGAAAACCAAGCTAAGCAATTAGTAACTGAAGTCAATACTGTTTCTTCAAACTCTTACTTCACTTCAGGTGGAGAGGGTGAGAACTGGGCTGGTATTGCTCTTCCATTAGTACGTAAAGTATTCGGTACTATCGTAGCTAAAGAATTTGTTAGCGTTCAGCCAATGAACATGCCTTCAGGTCTTGTATTCTTCTTGGATTTCCAATATGGTAACACTAAGAATCCTTTCACTGCTGGTCAGTCATTGTACGGAACTAGAGACACTGCTTCTCAATTCCCATTCTCAACTCCAGCCGCTGCTGGTGGTTTATATGGTGGTCCAGAAGGTCGTTTCACTTACGCTACTAACCAATTCTCAGCTTCTGTTCCTTTCACAGGATCTATCGGAGGTGGTACTTTACCAACTATCGCTGCTGGAACTGGTTCTATCGTTACCGCTTCTTGGGCTGACTTGAATTTCGATTCAGATTATTCAGCTTCTGTAGTTGCTAACGGTATTTACAAAGTAACTGTAGCTACTGCTTCTGTATTAACTTCATTCGATCAGGATGCTGTTCGTGGTTTCGTAGTTTCAGGTTCAGCTGATGGTGGTGCTTTCGCTCCAGCTAACTTGTTATCTCAATTCACTACTTACAACTACACTGCTGGTACAGTTTCTTTCTACTACACAGCTTCTACTACAGCTACTTGCTCTGGTTCATTCACTGTATTCTATCAGAAGTCAACTTCCCAAGATGGATTGAATGTAACTTCAGGTAACAACGGTGGTTCTGGTTTAGTATCTGGTCGTGGTGATTTCGAAGCTGATGGTGCTTTCTCAGTACCTAACGCTGCTTCTGCTTCTCAAATCGTTATCCCTGAGATCAACGTTAAGATGCAGTCACAAGCTATCACTGCTAAGACTAAGAAATTGAAAGCTGTATGGACTCCTGAGTTCGCTCAAGACTTGTCAGCTTACCAAAACATCGATGCTGAAGCTGAATTGACTAACATTATGAGTGAGTACATTTCAATGGAAATTGATATGGAAATCTTGGATATGTTGATCGAAGATGCTGCTGCTGCTACTGAGTACTGGTCAGCTAATAACAACGAAGTTATTAACAACGCTGGAACTGCTTTCACTACAGCTGCTTCTCCATTCTACAACACTCAAGGTCAGTGGTTCCAAACTTTAGGAACTAAGATCCAGAAAGTATCTAACAAGATTCACCAATTAACTTTACGTGGTGGTGCAAACTTCTTAGTAACTTCTCCAACTATCGCTACTATCTTGGAATCAATCCCAGGATTTGCTTCTACAAACAACGGTGATGCTGCTCAAGAAGAGTATGCATTCGGTGTACAGAAAGTTGGTTCAGTTAACGGTCGTTACAAGGTTTACAAGAACCCATACATGACTGAAAACTTAATCTTAATGGGCTATAGAGGTTCACAATTCTTGGAAACTGGTGCTGTATTTGCTCCATACATTCCATTGATCATGACTCCATTGGTTTACGATCCTGATACCTTCACTCCTAGAAAAGGTCTCTTGACTCGTTACGCCAAGAAGATGTTACGTCCTGAATTCTATGGTAAGATTTACGTTAGTGGCTTGAACACTTTGTAATCTAATCCAAACGGATAAACATTAAAAGAGCCCCGCGAAAGCGGGGCTTTTTGTTTTTACTGTTATATTTATAATTATATGTTTAATATATTTGAGGAGTTAACTTGGCAACAATTTAGTAAATTACCTAAAATAGCTAAATTATCCCTTAATGAACAAATAACATATTATAACCAATATATATCAGATTTATCTATAGCGAGATTAAATTGGATAGATTATCAAAATAAAGGACCTCGTATTCCTACAATTCAAAATATTGGATTGTTAGCTCAAGAAGAGTTTGATCCTGTTGATAATGATTATTTTTTAATTCTTCAAGAAGATGGATCTGGAATTTTTGTAACAGCTTTAATATAACATGCCAAATTTACCAATATCAGGATTACCAACAGGTAATACTTTAGACGGAACTGAACTATTTGCTATGGTTCAAGATGGAGTAACAAAACAAACATCTTTAAATTCACTTTATACTAGTTTATCTAGTAATTATGGTTTATTTAATCAAACAGGTGATAGTACTCCTGTTTTAGGTAATGCCCCAACAGGTAGTTTAATAGATGGAGGTGCAGGTACCTTATCAGTTCCTGCTAATGGATTTAAAGTAGGAGATGCTTTTACAGCTAATTTTCATGGTAAATTAACTGCTGTACAAAACCACACTCTTGAAATCCATATTGAATCAGATGGTACAAATCTTGCAGACACAGGTGTTATTACTATGCCTAATGTCACTAATAAGGATTGGACATTAAATATAGATTTTTCAATTAATGCAATTGGAGCAGCTGGAGTAGCTGAAATTGCTTCTGCAGGTACATTTACTTTTAGAACAAATTCTGCTGGTGATGTTGTGACTGAAATTTTTAGTTCTGTCAATAATACTACCTTTGACACTACTATAGATAACACATTAGTAGTTAAGGCAATCTGGGCCAATTCAAACGCAAGTGATTCAATTTACTCTCGAATCTTTACTCTAAGAAAAACATACTAATTTGTTTTCACAATATTTATAATAAACAATAAGTTTAACTAATGTTCTTAAACAATGGCATCAAGACCACACACCGATGAGGTGCATAGACAACAACGAGTGATAAAAAATCCTATTAAATTCAAAATTCAATTAAACGAAGAACAAAAATTAGCTAAAGAAGAAATATTAAATAATACATTAACTCTTTTAGCAGGTTCCGCCGGTTCAGGTAAAACGTTATTAGCTGTTCAAGTGGCTTTAGATGGTCTCATAAGAAGACATTATGAGAAAATTATCATTACAAGACCAACAGTATCAAAAGAAGAAATTGGATTCTTACCAGGTGACTTAAGAGAAAAAATGGATCCTTGGATTCAACCTATCTATCAAAATATGTATGCTTTATATGATAAAGATAAAGTAGAAAAATTAATTGAAGATGGCAAAATAGAAATTGTACCTTTAGCATTTATGAGAGGTAGAACATTCTTAGATGCTTGTATTATTGTAGATGAGGCTCAAAACGTTACCCACGAGCAAATGGAAATGATAGCTACCCGTATTGGTTTACGAAGCAAAATGATTATTTGCGGAGATGACCACCAGGTAGACTTAAAAGCAAAACGTGATTCTGGTTTTAGATTCTTATACACAGCCGCTCGTAAAGTTAAAAATATGGCAGCAATTACTTTAAAACAAAATCATAGAGACCCGATTGTATCAGACTTGATAAATATTTATGAAGAAGCAGCAGAAAAAGGATTAACTTTAGGTACATCAGGAACTAACGGAACTTCAAAAAGATAGAACGTTCCCATATCCTTTTAATATTTATAACTAAAAGGTATGGCAACTTTTACTTCCCAAATATACGAAATTTTAAGTTTAAACGGAGACGATGTAGGATCTTCTGTAGTTAATACTATTACTAATGTTAATTATGTTGATAATAGAATCTTAAGTGTCCCATCAGGATCAGTAACAACTTTATTTTCATTTGATTCTGTACCGGGAGCCGGTACTTTTGTAACAAGTAGTGTAAAATATGTTAGAGTAACAAACAATTCTACTACAACTCCTATTCAATTAATTATATCTTCTTCAACAGAAGCTATGAGTTATTTAATAACTACTGGAAGTTCATATATGATGTCTTCAACCCAAATGACTGGAAGTACAAGTGGTTTATCTTTTGATAGTATTAAATCTGTAAAAGTAGAACCATCTGGAAGTTCTGCAAGTATAGAATATTACATAGTAACAACCTAATAAATTATGGCATCTACAGTAATTCCAATTTGGCCCGGCTCAGCATCCTTTGTTCAAGTATCTGCTTCTTATTATGGAACAGGTACGTGGCCACCTCCTACCCCATTTGGGTTTTATGACAATGATACCCAATTCCAAACCGATGCTAACAAAGTTTCTAACTTTTGTGCTTTGCACTTAGGTTATCCTATTGAAAACGTCGAATTACAAGATATTAACTTTTTTGCTGCTTTTGAAGAAGCAGTAACTGTATATGGAAATGAATTGTATGCTTTCCAATTAAGAGATAATTACTTATCTTTAGAAGGTGCTTCTGATAGAATTGATGTAAATAATTCTGTATTTACTCCTACAATGGCTTCTATTGTTAGATTATCTCAACAATATGGTGAAGAAGCAGGTGTTGGAGGTAATGTAACTTGGTATAAAGGTAGATTAACCCTAGTACCAGGCCAACAAAAGTATGATTTAGCAGCTTGGGCAGAAGCCGAAGGTATAACCGGAGGTATAGAAATTAAAAATGTTTGGTATCAACCACCACCCGCAGTTAATCAATTATATTCTACTTCTTTACTAACTGGACAAGGTGGTTTAGGAGGTGTTCCTGCTGCTGGTTTATATGGATTTGGATATGGATATGCTAATTATTTAATGATGCCTACAAGCTTTACTATGCAAAACATTCAAGCAATTGAAATGCAAAACCAAGTAATGCTTTCAAATTATACTTTTAACATTGTAGATAATGTACTATCAGTATTCCCTGTTCCAGGAACAGGATTTGCTGATGATGGAATTGATGGTGGAGCTAATTTATATTATGGTGAATATTTAATATTTGACTTTATTAAAATACAAGATAGAATTGATGCTGCTTTTGCAAACGGTACAAACAAAATTACCAATACATCAGATGCTCCTTATTTAAATCCAACTTATTCTAAAATTAATTCAATTGGTAGAAGCTGGATATTCGAGTACACTTTAGCTAAAGCTAAAGAAATGCTAGGCTTAACTCGTAACAAATACTCTCAAATTCCTATTCCAGGAGCTGAAGTAACACTAAATGGTGATTCTTTAGCTACACAAGGTATTACTGAACAAGAAACTTTAATTACAAGATTAAGAGAATATTTTGATCAAACTTCTCGCCAATCATTACTTGAAAGAAGAGCAGCGGAATCAGCAGCACGTGTACAAGAAATCAACCAGGTACCAATGACAATTTTTATAGGATAATATGGCACTATACGGACAAATGAGGGATATTAGTATGTTTCGATTCATGAATCGTGAATTGATGCATAATATTATTTCTCAACAAGTAGTATATTATAAATGTAATGTTGGTGAAACAGTAACTAATATGTATGGTGAAGCTTCACAAGGTAGAATATTTAATGAACCTTTACTTATATTCTCTTTAATTGATAGATCAGGACAAACATCACCAATTTTAGATGAACAGATAGGATTTAATTGGCCTATAACTTTTAGATTTCTAAGAGATGATTTAGTAGATGCTAATTTAGTTCCTGAAGTAGGAGATTTCATAATGTGGAGTAATGGATATTGGGAAATTGATAACACAGAAATTAATCAATTATTTGTAGGAAAAGATCCACAATATCCTTATTTAGATGATAATGATAATAACCCATACGAAACAGACCTAGGAGAATTCGGTTATAACGTATCAGTTATATGTTCTGCCCACTATGTACCAGCTGATAGAGTTGGTATAATAAATCAAAGATTATAATGCCAATAAACGGAAGAAAACCAATACCAGCAACCCAAAAAGAGTTAAGTATAGCTCAACATGTTCCTTCTTTTCCTCAAGAAGGCAATCCTAACTTATCGTTAGATACAAAAAATAGAGCGTTACAAACCTCATTTAAAGGTGATAACACAAAGCCCTTTAGTATAGGCATACAAGACATTGATGAGGCTATTTTCTATTATATGAGAAATGTTATTAAGCCTTTTACAGTTCAAAATGGCCAAAGAGTAGAGGTTCCTGTGTTATATGGAGATCCTGAAAAATGGAAATCCTATCAAAAAGATGGTTACTTAAGAGATTTAAAGGGTGCTTTAATGGCTCCTTTAATTATGTTTAAAAGAACAAACATTGAAAAAAATAGAAGCATCGCTAATAAATTAGATGCTAACTCACCTTACAATTATGGTGTATTTACTAAAAAATACAACCCTAAAGAAATATATGATAATTTTAAAGTATTAAATAACAGAGCACCATCTAAAACATATTATGCTGTAGTGATGCCTGATTATTTAACTGTCACTTACTCATTTATAGTTTTTACATACTATGTAGAACAACAAAATAAAATAATTGAAGCTATAGAATATGCTTCTGACTCATACTGGGGAGATCCAGAACGTTTTAAATTTAAAGCTATGATAAATTCTTTTGGTTTTCAAACAGAATTAGCAGAAAGTAGTGAACGAATTGTTAGAAGTACATTTGATTTAACATTAAACGGATATATAATACCAGATACAATTCAAAAAGACATGAACGCAACTAAAAAATACTCTGAAGGAGCAAAAGTAATATTTTCAATTGAAGCTACAAATAATCAAGATATTTTTGATGGAAATACAGAAGGTGGAAGAATTGTAACTGAAGATCCAAACGCTAAAAGAGCTTCAAATAGATCAACCTCAGTCGGATAAGGCCAATATTTATAGTAAACAATAATGGCTAAAGTTAGATTCCTTGATCAGGTACCAGTAGGGGTTTTCCAAGCGGATACAGCAGGAAGTGGTAATGGTACTATTGATATATATTATACTGGGTCACTAGTTAAATCTAGTGCTCCTTTTATTAATTTTACAGGCTCAGTTGATGCTTATACAGATATTATTTCTTCAACAGAAGGAGTAACAGTCTTTATATCAGGTTCAGGTATAGGTTTCCCATTTTCTGGTTCAGCAGTAATTACCGGCTCATTAGTAATCTCTGGTTCTTCCCAACCTATTATAATTCAAACTTTACCATATGAAGCTAGTCCTTCATATGTTGTAACTTATATACCTGCTACTGGAGAAGTAGAATATTCTGATATGCCTTCATCTGGAACATCAGGAACTTCAGGTAGTTCAGGAACATCTGGCTCATCAGGCTCAAGTGGAACTAGTGGTTCATCAGGAACTTCAGGTAGTTCTGGCTCTAGTGGAACTTCAGGTAGTTCCGGCTCTAGCGGAACTTCAGGTAGTTCTGGCTCTAGTGGAACCTCAGGTTCATCAGGAACCTCAGGCTCATCAGGAACCTCAGGCTCATCTGGTTCAAGTGGAAGTTCAGGCTCAAGTGGTACCTCTGGTTCAAGTGGAACTAGTGGTTCATCTGGAACTTCAGGTTCATCAGGATCTTCAGGTACATCTGGTTCTTCAGGATCAAGCGGAACTAGTGGCTCATCTGGCACTTCAGGTAGTTCAGGAACTAGCGGAAGTTCAGGTTCATCAGGTACCTCAGGTTCAAGTGGTTCTTCTGGTACTTCAGGTATAGATGGTACCTCTGGCTCATCAGGCTCAAGTGGTACATCAGGCTCATCTGGTACATCAGGCTCATCAGGAACTTCAGGTTCAAGCGGTTCATCAGGAACAAGCGGAAGCTCAGGCTCTAGTGGAACAAGTGGCTCTTCAGGAACCTCTGGTTCAAGCGGAACAAGTGGTTCATCAGGTTCATCTGGTACTTCAGGCAGTTCAGGCTCAAGCGGAACAAGCGGTTCTTCAGGAACATCTGGTTCAAGTGGCTCATCAGGAACAAGCGGAAGCTCAGGTTCAAGCGGAACAAGTGGTTCATCAGGTTCATCAGGTACTAGTGGTTCATCAGGATCGTCTGGCACTTCAGGTATAGATGGTACTTCTGGCTCATCAGGATCAAGTGGTACATCAGGCTCAAGTGGTTCAAGTGGAACATCAGGCTCATCAGGAACATCAGGTAGTTCTGGTACAAGTGGAAGTTCAGGAACAAGTGGCTCAAGCGGCTCATCTGGAACTTCAGGTAGTTCAGGCTCATCTGGTACTTCAGGTATAGACGGAACATCAGGTAGTTCTGGTACTAGCGGTTCATCAGGTTCTTCAGGAACTAGCGGAAGTTCAGGTAGTTCTGGCACTTCAGGTTCATCAGGCACTTCAGGTAGTTCTGGTACTTCAGGTTCAAGCGGTTCATCAGGAACAAGCGGAAGCTCAGGTAGTTCTGGAACTAGTGGTATAGATGGAACTTCTGGTTCATCTGGTACTTCTGGTTCATCAGGAACATCAGGTAGTTCAGGCTCATCTGGTACTTCTGGTTCATCTGGTTCATCAGGAACTAGTGGTTCATCTGGAACTTCTGGTTCTAGTGGAACTTCAGGCTCAAGCGGTTCATCAGGAACCTCAGGTAGTTCCGGTTCAAGTGGTACATCAGGCTCAAGCGGAACAAGTGGTTCATCAGGAACATCAGGCAGTTCCGGTTCAAGTGGCACATCAGGAAGTTCAGGCTCAAGCGGAACAAGCGGTTCTTCTGGCACTTCAGGCTCATCAGGTTCATCAGGCACTTCAGGTTCTTCAGGATCCTCTGGTACTTCAGGTTCTAGTGGCACTAGTGGTTCATCAGGAACATCAGGCTCATCAGGTTCAAGCGGTACATCAGGTTCAAGCGGATCTAGTGGTACATCAGGTTCATCAGGAACTTCAGGCTCATCAGGTACAAGTGGCTCTTCAGGCAGCTCAGGTACTTCAGGTATAAGTGGTGTAAATGGAACATCAGGTTCTAGTGGTACATCAGGCTCAAGTGGTTCATCAGGAACCTCTGGCTCAAGTGGTTCATCAGGAGAATCAGGCACTTCTGGTTCTTCAGGCTCAAGTGGTACATCAGGCTCAAGCGGCAGTTCAGGTACCTCAGGCATATCAGGTGTTAATGGTACTTCAGGTTCATCTGGTACCTCAGGTAGTTCTGGTTCATCAGGAACTAGTGGTTCAAGCGGAAGTTCAGGAGAATCAGGTACTTCTGGTTCTTCAGGATCAAGTGGAACATCTGGCTCAAGTGGTTCATCAGGAACATCTGGCTCAAGCGGCTCTTCAGGAACATCTGGTTCAAGCGGTACATCAGGCTCAAGCGGCTCATCTGGCACTTCAGGTTCCAGTGGAAGCTCAGGAACTTCAGGCTCATCAGGCTCATCAGGTACAAGCGGCTCTTCAGGCAGCTCTGGTACTTCAGGTATATCAGGTGTAAATGGTACATCTGGCTCAAGCGGAACAAGCGGTTCATCAGGAACTAGCGGTTCAAGTGGTTCTTCAGGAACATCTGGTAGCTCAGGTTCATCAGGTACAAGTGGTTCTTCAGGAACATCTGGCTCAAGCGGTTCATCAGGCACTTCAGGTAGCTCAGGTTCAAGTGGAACAAGTGGCTCTTCTGGAACTTCAGGTTCAAGCGGAACAAGCGGTTCATCAGGAACATCTGGTAGCTCAGGTTCATCAGGAACAAGTGGCTCATCTGGTTCAAGCGGAACAAGCGGTTCATCCGGTACTTCAGGTTCATCAGGTACATCAGGCTCAAGTGGTTCTTCAGGCACCTCAGGTAGTTCAGGCTCATCAGGTACAAGTGGCTCAAGCGGAACTTCAGGTTCAAGCGGTTCATCAGGAACAAGTGGTTCATCTGGTTCATCAGGAACAAGCGGAAGCTCAGGTATAAGTGGTGTTAATGGAACAAGTGGTTCATCTGGTACTTCAGGCTCCAGTGGAAGTTCAGGAGAATCAGGGACTAGTGGTTCATCAGGAACTTCAGGTAGTTCAGGTTCTTCAGGAACATCAGGCTCATCAGGAAGCAGTGGAACATCTGGATCATCAGGTACAAGTGGCTCTTCAGGAACATCTGGATCAAGTGGCTCAAGCGGAACAAGTGGTTCATCAGGATCATCAGGAACTAGTGGTAGCTCAGGCTCAAGCGGAACTTCAGGTTCAAGTGGAACAAGCGGTTCATCTGGTACTTCAGGTTCATCAGGTTCTTCTGGAACTTCTGGATCAAGTGGTTCTAGTGGAACCTCTGGCTCTTCAGGTACAAGTGGCTCAAGCGGAACTTCAGGATCAAGCGGAACAAGCGGATCAAGTGGTTCATCAGGTACTTCTGGCTCATCAGGAAGCAGTGGTACATCAGGTATAAGTGGTGTAAATGGTACTAGTGGTTCTAGTGGAACCTCTGGTTCATCAGGCACCTCAGGTAGTTCAGGTAGTTCAGGAGAATCAGGAACAAGTGGTTCATCAGGTTCTTCAGGAACATCTGGTTCATCAGGTTCTTCAGGAACATCTGGATCAAGCGGATCAAGCGGAACTTCAGGTTCTTCAGGAACATCAGGCTCATCTGGAACTTCAGGTTCTTCAGGCACAAGCGGTTCTTCAGGATCAAGTGGTACTTCAGGATCTAGTGGTTCAAGCGGAACAAGCGGTTCTTCTGGAACTTCAGGTTCTTCAGGAACATCTGGATCAAGCGGTTCATCAGGAACATCTGGTTCTTCAGGTTCTTCAGGTACTTCAGGTTCATCTGGAACATCTGGTTCTAGTGGTACTTCAGGTTCATCAGGCTCATCAGGTACTAGTGGTTCATCAGGATCATCAGGTACATCAGGTATAAGTGGTGTAAATGGAACAAGCGGTTCTTCTGGAACTTCAGGTTCATCAGGTACATCAGGAAGCTCTGGTTCATCAGGAACTAGTGGCTCAAGCGGTTCATCAGGAACATCAGGTTCTTCTGGTACATCAGGTAGCTCAGGCACAAGTGGCTCTTCAGGATCAAGCGGAACAAGCGGTTCATCTGGATCAAGCGGAACAAGCGGTTCTTCTGGAACTTCAGGTTCTTCAGGAACATCTGGTTCTAGTGGTACCTCAGGCAGCTCAGGCTCATCAGGTACATCAGGTTCATCAGGATCAAGCGGAACTTCTGGTTCAAGTGGAACTTCTGGAAGTTCAGGTACTTCTGGTTCTTCAGGTTCAAGTGGAACATCAGGTTCTTCAGGATCAAGCGGTACAAGCGGAAGTTCAGGTACATCCGGCTCATCTGGTACTAGTGGATCATCTGGTTCAAGTGGTACTTCAGGTATAAGCGGTGTTAATGGAACAAGTGGTTCAAGTGGAACTTCTGGTTCAAGTGGTACAAGCGGTTCATCTGGTACATCAGGCTCATCAGGCTCCTCAGGTACTTCAGGTTCTAGCGGATCAAGCGGAACTAGTGGTTCATCAGGCACTTCAGGATCAAGTGGTACATCAGGTAGCTCAGGTTCATCAGGTACAAGTGGCTCTTCAGGTTCTAGCGGAACTAGCGGGTCCAGTGGAACTAGTGGATCTAGTGGAACATCAGGCTCATCAGGTTCAAGTGGAACATCAGGCTCATCAGGTTCAAGTGGTACTTCAGGTTCAAGCGGAACAAGCGGTTCTTCAGGAACATCTGGTTCTTCAGGAACATCAGGATCAAGTGGTTCATCAGGTACAAGTGGTTCAAGTGGCTCATCAGGAACTTCAGGTTCTAGTGGTACTAGTGGATCATCTGGAACCTCAGGTTCATCTGGTTCATCTGGTACTTCAGGAAGCTCAGGTTCATCTGGAACATCAGGCTCATCTGGTTCATCTGGAACCTCTGGTTCATCTGGAACAAGTGGTAGTTCAGGAACTTCAGGCTCATCAGGCTCATCAGGTACAAGCGGCTCTTCAGGCTCATCAGGTACTTCAGGTATATCTGGTGTAAATGGTACATCAGGCTCTTCAGGAACTAGTGGTAGTTCAGGTACTTCAGGTTCATCAGGAACTAGTGGTAGTTCAGGTTCATCAGGTACTTCAGGCTCATCCGGTTCATCAGGAACATCTGGTTCATCAGGAACTTCAGGATCAAGCGGAACAAGCGGATCTAGTGGTACATCAGGTTCATCTGGATCCTCAGGAACTTCAGGTTCATCAGGTTCATCTGGAACATCTGGATCTAGTGGAACATCTGGATCATCAGGAACATCAGGCAGCTCAGGCTCATCTGGAACATCAGGCAGCTCAGGTTCATCAGGAACAAGCGGAAGCTCTGGAACATCAGGTTCTAGTGGAACAAGTGGCTCTAGCGGTTCTTCAGGAACAAGTGGCTCATCAGGTTCAAGCGGAACATCAGGTAGTTCTGGCACTTCAGGTTCATCAGGAACATCTGGATCAAGTGGTTCATCAGGTACAAGTGGTTCAAGTGGTTCTTCAGGAACAAGTGGTTCAAGCGGAACCTCAGGCTCATCAGGAACAAGTGGAAGCTCTGGAACATCAGGTTCTAGTGGTTCATCAGGTACAAGCGGCTCTTCAGGCAGCTCAGGTACTTCAGGTATAAGTGGTGTGAATGGAACTAGTGGTTCATCAGGAACAAGTGGTAGTTCAGGTACATCAGGTTCAAGTGGCTCATCAGGAACTTCAGGTAGTTCAGGCAGCTCAGGAACAAGTGGTTCTTCAGGTACTTCAGGTTCAAGCGGAACATCAGGCAGCTCAGGCTCAAGCGGAACATCAGGTTCATCTGGTTCATCTGGCACTTCAGGTAGTTCAGGTACTAGTGGTTCAAGCGGAACTTCAGGTTCAAGCGGAACTAGTGGTTCATCCGGTTCATCTGGTACTAGCGGTTCATCTGGTTCATCAGGAACTTCAGGCTCAAGTGGTACAAGTGGTTCATCTGGTACTTCAGGTTCATCAGGAAGTAGTGGTACTTCAGGTAGTTCAGGAAGCTCAGGCACAAGTGGTTCATCAGGTACTTCAGGTAGTTCAGGAACTTCAGGCAGCTCTGGTTCATCAGGAACTAGTGGTAGCTCAGGTTCAAGTGGTACTTCAGGTAGTTCTGGTACTTCAGGTTCAAGCGGAACCTCTGGTTCATCAGGCACAAGTGGTTCAAGTGGTTCTTCAGGAACAAGTGGTTCATCAGGCTCATCAGGTACAAGCGGCTCAAGTGGTAGTAGCGGTACTTCAGGTATAAGTGGTGTTAATGGAACAAGTGGTTCTTCAGGAACTTCAGGTTCTAGTGGTACATCAGGTTCAAGCGGAACTAGTGGTTCAAGCGGTTCATCAGGAACTTCAGGATCAAGTGGTTCATCTGGAACTAGTGGTTCAAGCGGAACAAGTGGTTCATCTGGAACATCAGGTTCTAGTGGAACATCTGGTTCATCAGGTTCAAGCGGAACTAGTGGTTCATCCGGTTCATCTGGAACTTCAGGAAGCTCAGGAACTTCAGGTTCAAGTGGTACTTCTGGTTCTTCTGGAAGTAGCGGAACATCTGGTTCATCAGGTTCATCTGGAACTAGCGGTTCTTCAGGAACTAGCGGTAGTTCAGGTTCTTCAGGAACATCAGGTAGCTCTGGTTCTTCAGGAACATCAGGTTCTAGTGGTTCATCTGGAACATCTGGCTCATCAGGTACTTCTGGCTCATCTGGAACATCCGGTTCTTCAGGATCAAGTGGTACTAGCGGTTCATCAGGCAGTTCAGGTACATCAGGTAGCTCAGGAACATCTGGCTCATCAGGAACATCTGGCTCATCAGGAACATCAGGTTCTTCAGGTTCATCAGGTACTAGCGGTTCTTCAGGATCATCTGGTACATCAGGTATAAGTGGTGTAAATGGAACTAGTGGTTCAAGCGGAACTTCAGGATCATCAGGTACAAGCGGCTCTTCAGGAAGCTCAGGAACATCTGGTTCATCTGGTTCATCAGGAACATCAGGTTCAAGCGGAACAAGTGGCTCATCAGGTACCTCAGGTAGTTCCGGTTCATCAGGAACTAGTGGTTCAAGTGGCTCTTCAGGAACAAGCGGTAGTTCAGGTACTAGTGGTTCATCAGGAACAAGTGGTAGTTCAGGAACATCAGGAAGTAGTGGCTCATCTGGTACTTCAGGTAGTAGTGGCTCATCAGGAACTTCTGGTTCATCAGGTACTAGTGGTTCATCTGGTACTTCAGGTTCAAGTGGTTCAAGTGGAACTTCTGGATCATCTGGTTCAAGTGGAACATCAGGCTCTTCTGGTACAAGTGGCTCTTCAGGTAGCTCAGGAACATCCGGTTCATCAGGCTCATCAGGAACAAGTGGCTCATCAGGTACTTCAGGTTCATCAGGTTCAAGTGGAACATCAGGTTCAAGTGGCTCATCAGGAACATCCGGTTCAAGTGGCACTTCAGGTTCTTCAGGAACTTCAGGTAGTTCAGGTTCTTCTGGAACAAGCGGAAGCTCAGGTTCATCAGGAACATCAGGTATAAGCGGTGTAAATGGAACTAGCGGTTCTTCAGGAACTAGCGGTAGTTCTGGAACATCAGGATCTAGCGGAACATCCGGTTCTTCAGGTTCTAGTGGTACATCAGGTTCAAGCGGTTCAAGTGGAACTAGTGGTTCAAGTGGCACTTCAGGTTCATCAGGAACAAGTGGCTCATCAGGTACTTCTGGTTCATCAGGAAGTAGTGGTACTTCAGGTAGCTCAGGTTCAAGTGGTACAAGCGGTTCATCTGGAACCTCAGGTAGCTCAGGTACTTCAGGTAGCTCAGGCTCTTCCGGAACAAGCGGAAGTTCAGGTTCAAGTGGAACATCAGGTAGTTCTGGTACTTCAGGTTCAAGTGGTTCTTCTGGTACATCAGGTAGTTCAGGCTCAAGTGGAACATCAGGCTCAAGCGGTTCATCAGGAACATCTGGTTCAAGCGGAACAAGTGGTTCAAGCGGAACTTCTGGATCTTCTGGTTCAAGTGGAACAAGCGGTTCTTCTGGTTCTTCTGGAACTAGCGGAAGCTCTGGGACAAGTGGCTCATCAGGAACTTCAGGTTCTTCAGGAACTTCTGGCTCATCAGGTTCATCAGGTACTAGTGGTTCAAGTGGATCAAGTGGTACTTCAGGTATAAGTGGTGTAAACGGAACATCAGGTTCTAGTGGTACATCAGGTTCAAGCGGAACAAGTGGATCAAGTGGTTCTTCAGGAACTTCAGGATCATCTGGTTCAAGCGGCACAAGCGGTTCAAGTGGAACTTCAGGTTCATCTGGAACATCAGGTTCTTCAGGTAGCTCAGGCACTTCTGGTTCATCAGGAAGTAGTGGTACTTCAGGCTCATCTGGTACTTCAGGTTCTAGTGGAACATCAGGTTCAAGCGGTTCATCAGGTACAAGCGGCTCTAGTGGTTCAAGTGGAACAAGCGGTTCAAGTGGAACAAGTGGTTCATCTGGTACTTCAGGCAGCTCAGGTACTTCAGGATCATCTGGCTCATCTGGAACAAGCGGTTCAAGTGGTTCATCTGGAACATCAGGCTCATCAGGAACAAGCGGTTCTTCTGGTACATCAGGTAGTTCAGGCTCGTCTGGCACCTCAGGTTCTTCAGGTTCAAGCGGAACTAGCGGTAGTTCAGGATCATCAGGAACTAGTGGTTCATCAGGAACAAGTGGTTCTTCAGGCACAAGTGGAAGCTCTGGAACATCAGGCTCAAGTGGTTCATCAGGTACAAGTGGTTCAAGTGGTAGCTCTGGTACCTCAGGTATATCAGGTGTTAATGGAACAAGTGGTTCAAGCGGAACTTCTGGTTCAAGCGGCACTTCAGGTTCTTCAGGAACATCAGGCTCAAGTGGTTTTTCAGGAACTTCAGGATCATCTGGTTCGAGTGGAACAAGTGGTTCTTCAGGTACATCAGGCTCATCTGGTACTTCAGGTTCATCAGGTAGTTCAGGTACTTCTGGTTCATCCGGAAGTAGTGGTACTTCAGGTTCTTCAGGAACATCAGGTTCAAGTGGAACTAGCGGCAGTTCAGGAACATCAGGTTCAAGTGGTTCAAGTGGAACAAGTGGTTCAAGTGGTTCATCAGGTACTTCTGGTTCATCAGGTACTAGTGGTTCTTCAGGAACATCAGGAAGCTCAGGTTCTTCAGGTACTTCAGGATCATCTGGCTCATCTGGAACAAGCGGTTCAAGTGGCACTTCAGGTTCATCAGGAACAAGTGGCTCATCAGGTACTTCTGGTTCATCTGGTTCAAGCGGAACTTCTGGATCAAGTGGTTCATCTGGAACATCAGGCTCTTCAGGAACATCAGGCTCAAGTGGAACATCAGGTTCTTCAGGTTCTTCTGGAACATCTGGTAGTTCAGGTTCATCGGGAACATCTGGAACTTCTGGTTCATCAGGTACATCAGGCTCTTCAGGATCAAGTGGTACATCAGGTAGCTCAGGATCATCAGGAACTAGCGGTTCATCAGGAACAAGCGGAAGCTCTGGAACTTCAGGTTCTAGTGGCTCATCAGGTACTTCTGGCTCATCAGGAAGCAGTGGTACCTCAGGTATAAGTGGTGTTAATGGAACTAGTGGTTCATCAGGAACAAGCGGTTCTTCAGGCACAAGTGGTAGTTCAGGTACTTCAGGTTCATCAGGCTCATCAGGAACTTCAGGTAGTTCAGGAAGCTCAGGAACAAGCGGTAGTTCAGGAACATCAGGTTCAAGTGGAACAAGTGGAAGCTCAGGTTCTAGTGGAACAAGCGGCTCATCTGGTTCCTCAGGTACATCAGGTGCTACAGGAGCAGCAGGTACAAGCGGTACATCAGGTTCTTCTGGAACTTCAGGCTCAAGTGGAACATCAGGAAGTTCAGGTTCATCTGGGACATCAGGAAGTTCAGGTTCATCTGGAACATCTGGATCATCAGGAACTTCAGGCTCTTCAGGTTCAAGTGGGACTAGTGGTAGTTCAGGATCATCAGGTACATCAGGCTCATCAGGAACAAGCGGCTCATCTGGAACATCAGGTTCTTCAGGCTCATCAGGTACTTCAGGTTCAAGTGGATCAAGTGGAACATCAGGTAACTCAGGTACTAGTGGTTCATCAGGAACTAGTGGTAGTTCAGGTACTTCAGGTTCATCCGGCTCATCAGGAACTTCAGGCTCATCAGGTTCATCAGGAACAAGTGGTTCATCTGGAACATCAGGTTCTTCAGGAACTAGCGGTTCATCAGGAACAAGCGGAAGCTCAGGTTCAAGTGGAACTAGTGGTTCGTCAGGTTCAAGTGGAACATCAGGTGCTACAGGAGCTGCTGGTACAAGTGGTACCTCAGGCTCAAGCGGAACAAGCGGAAGTTCAGGAACATCAGGTTCATCAGGAACTTCAGGTTCTAGTGGCTCATCTGGAACATCTGGATCATCTGGATCATCTGGTACTTCAGGTATAAGTGGTGTTAATGGTACTTCAGGTACATCAGGTGCTACAGGAGCAGCAGGTACAAGCGGTACATCAGGCTCTTCAGGAACATCAGGCTCTTCAGGAACATCAGGCTCATCTGGTTCAAGCGGAACTAGTGGTTCATCAGGTTCATCAGGAACATCAGGCGCTACTGGTTCTCCAGGAACACCTGGTACTTCAGGAACAAGCGGAAGTAGTGGAACATCAGGTTCTTCAGGAACAAGCGGCTCATCAGGATCAAGTGGAACAAGCGGTTCTTCAGGTTCAAGCGGAACATCTGGAGCAACTGGTTCCCCGGGTACTCCAGGTACTAGTGGTACTTCAGGGTCATCAGGAACAAGCGGAAGTTCAGGAACATCAGGTTCATCAGGATCAAGCGGAACAAGTGGCTCATCAGGAAGTTCAGGTACTTCAGGAGCAACTGGTTCTCCAGGCGCATCAGGTACCTCTGGTTCTTCAGGTACCTCTGGTTCAAGCGGAACAAGTGGCTCTTCAGGTTCTTCAGGAACTAGTGGAAGCTCAGGCTCTTCAGGTACATCAGGAGCTACTGGTTCTCCAGGTGCTTCAGGAACATCAGGTTCAAGCGGAACATCAGGTTCAAGCGGAACTTCAGGTTCAAGCGGAACTTCAGGTTCTTCAGGTTCTTCAGGAACTTCAGGCTCTTCAGGTTCAAGTGGTACAAGTGGAAGTTCAGGAGCTAGTGGTGCTTCAGGAACATCAGGTACATCTGGTACATCAGGCAGTTCAGGAACATCTGGGTCAAGTGGCTCAAGCGGAACAAGTGGCTCATCAGGTTCATCAGGAACCTCAGGAGCAACAGGTGCTGCAGGTGCAGCAGGTACTTCAGGAACAAGCGGTTCATCTGGTACTTCAGGAAGCTCAGGAACATCAGGTTCAAGCGGAAGTTCAGGAACTAGTGGTTCATCAGGATCAAGTGGTACTTCAGGAGCAACAGGTGCAACAGGAGCTGCTGGAACAAGTGGAACAAGTGGAAGCTCAGGAACATCAGGATCAAGTGGTTCATCTGGTACCTCAGGATCAAGTGGTTCATCTGGTACCTCAGGTGCTGCTGGAGCTAGTGGTACAAGTGGTTCATCAGGAACTAGCGGCTCATCAGGTACATCAGGTTCATCAGGTACAAGTGGTGCTGCTACTATATCTAACAATACAAACAATTATGTATTAACAGCTACTGGTACATCAACTATTAATGGTGAAGCTAATTTAACATTTGATGGATCCTATTTAAAAGTAGGAAGCGGAGCTTCAGCTAATGCT